TACGTAGTCCTCCAACTGATTCAAGCTCTGGTCCTTCAAATCCACCTCTTTTAGAACAAATATCGATAATTTGTACCATTGTAGCGATGTCTTGTAAAGAAAGCTGAACTTGCTCTGGCATTTCTGTTGTTTCAGTTTCAGTGGTATTCACTTCTTCTGTCATAATTTTCTCCTATGCATAGTTACGAAAATAAGAAGACCCGCCCCATGCAGCATCTTCCATTCCTACAATATATTTATACATTGTAGCTTGAGTTTTTCTCAAGAGCAATAAAATAATCCACTGGGTAATTGCTATTAGTCCAGTTAGAGATTAGCTTTGAGCTGATGCTTACAAAGTAATCGCCTGGTAGTAGCTTTAAGTTTGGAATACTTACTACGAATTGAAACTCATTCTTACATGAGTTGTCTTTATCTAATTCAAGCTCAAATACATTTGAAGTTGAATCTTTAGTATCTAAGACCGATGCTGTGATCAATCCATTGTTACCTGTTAATGATAATTCAGTATGACCAAGAACTGCTGCAGCTTTACGAATCTGATTTAGTTTATCTTCTTCGATGTTTACTCCAAGTTCTGGATCAGGCATTTGAATATCTTTTTGCGGTGTTGTAAGAATATCAGCTTCAGAAAAGTAGTATCTAATCTGTTGAGATGAATTACCGCCTTTGATTAATACTGACTTAGCTTCAAATTGTAATGTTGGCTGATCAATAAGACTAAGTACTGACAAGAATTCGTTTAAGTCATAGACTCCAAACTCTTGTGGGAAGTCTTCTACAATCGTTGCTGATGCTAAGATAGTTTTAGACTCTGAAATAGTTTTAAGTTTCAAGCCTGGTTTGAATACCAAGTTTGGATTAATTGTTGCAAAGTTTTTTAACACATTCAAGGTGTCATTTGATAGGTTCATATTTTCTCCATTATATTATATTATACCATAGTTTACGCATTATGTAAACGATTATTTTTCATTCATTTTGTCATGACAGTTAAGTGCAATGATACTATAGTGGAGAATCTTTAAAAGATCTGCTCTATTGTGTCCTTCTTTCTTGCCATATCTTTGAGCGTACTTAAGTACATTGCCCAAAGCGAATCCCATACCATGACCACAATCAATGATAAATTCAGTTGATTGAAACTGATTCTTCGAATAATGGCCTCCATAAGTTTTGTCGATATAAGTCTGAAGCTCTGTAATCAGAGCTTTTTCATTAAACTTATAATCGATATGTTTAATTTGTGGTTTTTTACTGAACATCGTCAATTGTGTCTCCTACTTCGTCGTACTCAACAAATTCATCTGTTTCAGAAACTATTTGATCTGCATCTACTTTCGTATAGAGATCAAGAAATGCTTCTTTAGTATCTTCATCGAATCTTGAGATACATAAGTCAATTGCTTTGTCTCTCTTTTCGAAGATAGAAAATGTTTGTACAATATGACAAAGTCTTCTTGTTGAGACTACTTCATCAACACCATCGTCGTAAAATGTTTTACGTATAATGTCAGCCCATGTTACGAGCTTATCAGCAAAGTCGATGTCTACACAGTTAAATTTCTCCATGTGTTTTAATACAATCTTTTTCTCTGTTGCAAGCGATGGGAACTGCTGATCTACTGAAATAGTAAATCTTTCTAAGAATGCTTCATCAATGATAGAAGCTGCAGTAAATCTGCCGTCTTCAGAGCCTTGCCCTTTTGTATTTGCTGTTGCAATAACATTGAAACCTTGTTTAGGTTCTACGATTTCGCCAGTCTTTTTAACTAGGACTGGTTTGCCTTCAAGGATACCTTGTAAGCACATGATTTTGTTTGTTGCTCTATCAATCTCGTCTAAGAGAAGGATTGCACCATTTTCCATTGCTTTAAGAACTGGTCCTTTAGCAAAAACTGTTTCGCCATCGATCAGTCTGAATCCACCTAACAAATCATCTTCGTCTGTTTCAGGATTGATTTGAACTCTGATAAACTCTTTGCCTACTTTGGCGCAAGCTTGTTCTACCATGAATGTTTTACCATTGCCTGAGAGACCAGAGATATATGTTGGGTAGAACATATCTGATTTGACAATCTTTACGATGTCAGTAAATGCTCCCCAAGGTATGAAGGTAGGATCAGTTTTTGCAAACGTCTTTTCTTCATTAACGATTGACTGCATTTGAGCAGCCATTTTTGGAATTGAGTTAACAACTGTATTGCTAACTACTTCTCTAAGAGGTTCAATAAGACCTGCCAAAGAGTATGTGCCTATTTTGACACGGTTGTCTTTTGTCATAAGTGGGTCCCAGTCTTTTCCTGAGTAGCCAAATGACTCTCCAACCTCAACGATGAGGTTTTTTCTGAAATCAGTTTGATCAGGATATCTGGTAGCCAGTTCCTTCAAGATAATTTCGGTTGATTTTTTCAAGTTATTCATAATATAGTTTTCTCCTTATCCTTATTATTGTTATATTATACCACAGTTTCAGCGTAATGTAAACGATTATTTTCACTTTTATTGAAAATAATTGACAGAAAAGTGTTGATGTTATTCAGCAACGACTTTTCCAAAGTTAGTTAACAATGCTTTGTTAACTTTTTTAGACTTGCTAAACTTCTTAAAGGCTGTGGTAATTTGACCTTTTGAAGCTTCTACATCTGGAGCAAATTCTAGACTCTCAGTTGCAAGTTGTTTACCAGACTTTACAATATAGAATTCACTATATCCTAAAGCATCTTTAAATCTTACACATTTGTTTTTACTGTATTCTCTATTGTACTTCTTGACTTCGTCATCCCAGTACGCGTCTCTATCACAGTCATAGATTTTTCTTTTAAAGTTGTGGCCACTATCTGCGATAAAAAATCCGATAGTAGTAACTCCAAATTTCTTTTGCAGATTTTTAAGTAGAGATTCTGTGCCGTCTTTTCCATTTGATTCAAGCATAACATTTTTGTTCATAATGTTAATATATGTTTTACCATATCTGTTAACACTAGTGTATTCTCTGTTTGGATTTTTAACTACGTCTATTGAATTAGTATCTCCATCAGAGATAACAACTAGATTCATATTATCAATGTTGTTTGCTCTTTTAAATGAATCAACCATTCTGTGAGCTGCAATAAGAGTTTGGTTAAGTGGTGTTGAACCATAGTCTTCATTAGGAGAAAGAATATATCTCTCTCTGTATGAGTAACTATCTTTTGCAAGTTGAGCTCTTAGATAAATATGTTTTAACGCTTCATCATAGTCTTTCTTTTTAAGTGTAGATGTAATAAGTTGTGGTAGCGAAAGCCCAGCGTGAGATATTTCAGATTCTTTTGAATCAACTGTTTTGATTGTAGCAGGATCTGTATCATATCTCCATTGAGCTAGATTAGTATTAGTGTTAGTAAATCCATAAACATCAAATGGTATGTTGACTGCTTTACAGAAAACTGCTAAGTGTAAAAGCTGATCCATTACTTCTGGAATAGTATCATTCATAGAACCAGAGAAATCGATAAACATCATCATTCCATGATTTTTAGCATCTGCTAGTCTAGTAACTCTTGCAAAAATATCATCGTTAGTTTTATAAGACCATAATCTATTTACATCGATAGAACCAGTTTTAGCTGTCTGAGCTCTGGTATATCTATAACCAGCTTTTCTCATTTCAAATTCTTTTACAGCAAAGTTTACATTCTTTTTAACTTGCTTAAGATACGCTGGATATTTTTCGTTTATTTCATCCCAAGATTTTGACTTATAGCTAGATGATATGTCATCTAACATGTTAAAGTTAGCTTCCATTCTTTCTTTTCTTTCTTTAGCTAATACTTTGTAAGGAGTAACTAACTCTTTACGAACTTCTTTTGAGAATTCATTTCCTACTAAAGGCTGAGTTCCATTTTCTTCTTTTTCAAGTAGTTTATGTTCTGATCTTCTAAAATTTTCATCTGAGATAGATACATCTTCGTCTTGCTTAGGATTACCTTTATCTACTTTTTCATCGTCATCATCAGCTTTTGGAGCATCTTGTTGTTGAGGCGTGCTTTGAGATGGCTTTTCTTCTTCAGCTTCGAGATCAGGAGCTGAGTCATGATCTTCTTGTGAATCTTGTTGTTCTCCTTCGAAGTCATCATGGCCACTTGGTCCTGGTCCATCCATTTCTTGCTCATCATTACCACCTTCCATTTCTTTAGGAGCTGGTGGTGGAGTTAAAAGATCTTCTTGAAATTCTTTAGTATAAGCAAGAACATCTCTTACTAGTTGTAATACTTCATTAAAAGTATTTGTGTTCATTGATCTTTCGTAGAATACCATTTCTTCATCGTTCATAGGAACATCTAAATGTCTACCAATTTTAGCTTTAAGATTAAGCTTATCAATAAGTTTTACTTCATCCCAATCAACATCGATAAAGTCTTCACCAAAAAATCCTTGATTATA